ATCCATCTCCAATACCATCATCTCCCAAATAGTATGGATATGGGACTTGATTAGGCGACCCGCAACCACTAAAACCTGGCCGTGTGCACCAGACAGGATCAGCTTCATATCTAAATGTACAGCTTGGATCAGGTGGTATTGTAGACCCATTACCTCCATAAAAACTTCCGACCTGATATATTCTGTGACGTGTATCACCAGACGGACTCTTTGTTGGAGTTAGGGTTATTTTTAGAATTGAAGGAAGCGGATCATTATAACCAGGTTCACCGCAGCAGCATTTTCTAAGTAGATTCATTCTGGGCACTCTCCATCTATTTCAAAGGTGTCATCGAACCAATATTCGACAGAGCCATCAGTGCACATCACGATCCACATTCGCACAATGTTGCCTGTAGGGCACGGCTGCAGTTCGAAAGAACCTACTAGGTTGGCTATAGCTACGCCGTTACCGAGAGTGCCGCTGCTACTATTCATATGTTCTTTGATGTTTCGAGCGTACAGTCCATTTTCAGCCGTACCGGTCCGGCCGCCAAGTCTATCAATGAATTCACCCGAGTATCCACCCGATTCTTTTACGACCTCTGTCCACGTGTATTTGAACTTGTTATCACCGTCCGCGCTATGACCATCGATGACTGCTAGAAAATAAGGACCGTAGGAACTCAAAGAAACTCCGCGTCCACGCGGAAGTAATCTTGATTCTAATCCCGGGCCTACGCTGACAATAGCATTCTCGATAAGCCATTGAACAATATCAACCAACTCGTTAAAAGCTCGTCCAGGAACGAAAGCACTATGCACTTTATCTGGTATTCTCATAATCTTTACGCTGGTGGGAAATCTACAAAGCTGGCTGGAGTATATGCTTTAGGTAGAACTACATCCCAAACACCCCCAGGGCCATCGGGAGCACAATTCCAACCCCGATCATTGACTGAAAAGTGGTAGTCTATTCTATACATTACTGTACCATCCGGCGCTCTATATGGATCGTAGGAAGCCCCAAGGAACAAGACTGTCTCTGCGCCATAAGAACATAAACCATCTGGATTCCAGGAAGCATTATTGACCTTATTTCGCATTCCAGCAATCGTGGAAAGCGGTAGTGTGACAGACAGGCGCGGAATATTAAATTTTTCCCCACCAAGTGTAATGCATCTCGGTCTATCAATAATATTGCCGCTTGTTTGAAATTGACCAAACCCGCCGACCTCAAAGAGTTCAGCTGTTAATTCACCCTTACGGAGCGGGATCTCTGCTTCAGCATTTGAGCTATAGGTAACTCGCAACTTCGCAAATTTATATTTATGGAGGTTTTCAGATTCACTATCGAGCGCTCCTGCTCCCTCATAATCGATCCGAACTACTATGAGATTAGAATTAAGGGGGTGCAAATCCCCATGTTGGGGTACATCAGGATCATCTCTCCAATTTTCATAGGAATCAACGAGCAGGACGCGCGTAACTGTTTCCTGCCATCCAACTACCGTACCGCGCCCGGATTCGTAATTATCTACAAGCTCTTTTACTGCCATCAGTATGACTCCAACTTGGTGTTAATATCACCCAACCGTCTATTGGCATCATTTCGTTGCTGATTAGCATATTGCAACGATTGAGCAATTTGGTTCATCACTGTATTAGAATTAATATTCATAACAGTCTGTGGCATCGTCATCTGCTGGTTGAAATTAGGCACTGAAAAAGCGAGTTGCGCCCCTGCCTCCATTGCGCGCCGCCAGGCACCCTCGGCAGAATTGAACCCCGTCATTTGCCTGAGATGATCCATAAAGGAAGTAAACTGTTCATCCTGGCGCCTCTTTTCATCACGGAATATTTCATCGCGCTGAAGATTATAATTAGCATCGAGCATAATAAGGGCGTTAGCACGTGTTTCAGCATCAGATATGGATTCCTCGATGGCTTTACGCTCAGCCTCACGCCACCTGTCTAGTTGCTGTATCCGAAGCGCGGTTTCGCCGTAGAGGAATTTGACAAGACGATCTGAATAATCCTGCAATACCTCTGTAGCCTTGTCCCACATTGTTATGTTGGATTCTTCGGTAACCTTAGCGGATTCAAGAGCTTTTTTATCAGCTTCATTTTCTGCAGCCGAAACCGCATCATTGAAATCCTGTGTAATTCGAGTCTTATCACTCTCGAAGCTCTTTAGAAGATCAAACCAGCGCCAATAAATAGGTTCGCCTTGTTTAGCAAGTTTATCCAGTTCCCGCCAGCCTTGCATATAGGTGTTAACAGCCTGCTGCATATCAGCCTTATAGATTTTTTGAGCAATCTCGACTTGTTCATCCAGAGAATTCTTTTTGTTTGCCGATTGTCTTTTGGTCATATTAACATCGATTGCCAGTTGGGTAGCTTGAGCAGACTCATAAGCTCGTGTTTCGGCCTCCATGACCGCAGCCTGTTTTTTCTGAGCTTCTTTCGCTAATTTGACAGCTTCATCATGAGCTTTTTTGAGAGCCGCATTACGTTTTTCTAAAGCCTCTTTTTCTTCAGCTTCTTGTTTTTTACGAAGAGCCTGCTCTTTATAAAGATCATTAGCAGCTTGGAGATCTTCATTATTTACCATTTTAGGAATTTCAGCCATAGCAGGAATGGTCTTTTTACTTGCGGACCATGCTGCCGATCTACGCCGGAATTCCGCAAGCAACTGTTGTTTCTGTTGAGTTGTAAGTGTTCCGGCCTCGTACGCCTGACTTAATCCCATCTCTCCTGCAATATCACGATAATTCGGCATACCGGTGGCTGAAAGCTGTTGGTGCATATGGTCTGCCTCTTGTTTTCTTTGTGAAGCCTGTCGTTTTGCTGGTCCAACGCCGCTGCCGTAATAAGCTATTCCAACACCAGCGGCGACAGCTAAGGCGTATGGACCAGCTGCCGCTGCCATAGGAACAAGCCTCGATAAAATATTGGCAATGCCTGGAATCTGAATAAGTTTAGTCAATACGTTATAAAGTGAACCGGCCACTTTTAACAAACTACCGAAGAAACTAAGCACTGGACCTGCCGCGATAGATATAGCAGTCAGACTCAAAACGAACTTCTGCGTCTCAGGCGAGAGATTACTAAACCATTTCAGTATATCGAGCCCGACTTTTAGTAGTTCCTTGAACAATGGTATGCCGTGCTCGCGAAGAGCTGGTATAAGATCGTCTTTCAAGATTGGAATAAGCTCTTTCGCGAGATCGCGCCCCATGCCAACAAACTGCTGCTTCAGCTCGTCTATCGCGTCGTCTAATTCCTGAGCCGCCTTCAGGGCTTCATCGCTCATAACTACGCCGAGTTCTTCGGCTTTCTTTCGCGCCGCTTCCATCTCCTCGGCTGTCATTCCTAATATTGGAGCTAGCTCGCGCCAACCCCTGCCGAATATCTGAGCGGCAAGCATATTTCGTTCAGTCTGGTTTTCCATTCCCTGCAGTTTAGCTATAAGCTCAGGGAATAGATCATCCATACTGCGAAGATTGCCATTGCTGTCATGAATAGAAATACCAAGCTGCTCAAATGCTTTGGCGGCCATACCGGAATCTTCTTCGACACCCATAAGTTTCTGCTGCACCATCCCGGCAGCAGTCGTTATACCCTCGAAGCTCATCCCGGCATTGTCAGCAATATATTTCAACTCCTGCAAACGCTGTGTGGACAAGCCAGACGATTCAGACAGGTTCGATAACTGCTCGGCGTATTCTCCTGTACGACTGGCAAGCGCAAATACCGCCGTACCTGCTGCTATGATGGGCAAGGTAAAACCGATTGTTAACGTGCGACCAATTGAGGAGATTCTATCACCTATCTCACCTAGTCGTTTCCCTCGCTCACGCAGATCGTCCGCTGCAGCAGAAACAAGCTTCATACGACCTTCGACCTTCGCAAGCTCGCGTTCGAGGTCTTTTACTGCGTTCGGGTTCTCGACGGTCGGTTTGATAGTCAGCAGATTACCTCGAAGCTCCTGAGCACGGTTTTTAAGCCGATCCAGCTCTTTTTCAAGGCTTTTAAGGTCTTTTGGATCTACGTTGACGTTAATAGCGAGCTTCTTAGCTGCATCATCGACTTTCTTCTCCACACGTGAATAGGCTTTGTCGAAATCCTTTGCTATCGCGCCGATTTTAATGAACATGGAATCTACAACATTTTCTGGCATTTTGGCATCCCTAGGATAAAGAAAAAGCCACTTTTGGGAGAGGCTTAAGACTTCTTCATTTGATGATTGTTCTACTCTGCAGCGACCGAAAGTGTGCTAATAACTTCCGTGCCCTCCGGCACGACAAAAATACCGAACTGCCCAATTGCGACTCGACTCATCAACTCCTCTTCCGGCTCAGTCAGTTCTCGCGTGAGATGAGCTATGACACCAGTATTACCAACCTCGATCCACTCAACGGGTAATCCAAGTGACACCAATCCTGTGCAGATTTTGTTTATGTCGCAGTAAGCGATGTGTGTAGACATTCTCGTCACCTCCTACGCTCCCGCCCAGATAGTAAACGTGCCTGAGACATACAATCGTGCATTAATCTCGACCCAAATAACGACAGTCTGAGATGTGCCTGTGCTTGTAGTATTAAGGGTGAACGATAGTAACCCCTGAGTGTTCGTAGAAGCTATCATATGCACGCCAGTAACTACCGATTGAATTATCCCTCCACCGCCACCGCTGGTAATACTTATATTGGGATTGCTTAAAATCCCGGCGCTCACGGGAGTTGCGCTACTGGCGGAACCAACAAAAAATCTGACTGCATGCTGGCCTACGAGATTGTTTCCCTTCACATCCTTGAATTGGATAGATACCTTGCGTGCGCTCTGAGTATCGCCCGAACCGCCCAAGGTGAATACAGGTTCGCCTGGGATTTTTGTGGCTAGTGCATCACTAAGCTTGTCAGGAATGACAGCACCATTAGCAATTAAGCTAGAACCAATGCCGCCTTCCGGTATTTCTGCATCTGCCCCAGCTGGTCCAGCCGGGCCTTTTCTCCCACGTAGTATTAAAAAACGAAATTTCATTTATTTCCTCTTCGGCGCTCTCTCAATGCCGCCAAAAGCTATATTCAACATCCTGCAAGCATCGCGCATCGCAATCGGATCCTGCGGAGGACCATTTTCGATTCTCTTCTTTGTTTCGCCGTACTTCGGCATAAAGTCTGTTGGCAAAAATGGCTCTCTACGCTGCTTTGGATCTCGATTCACATTAGCAATCAAAGCGCATATCAAGCCAGTGCGATAATCTAGCCGTTCCTCTTTGCTCCTGAACCGTCTGACAAGCGCATCATACTCAGCAAGTGTTAGACGCCAGAAATCCCCTTCGGAAAGCCCTAAATCATACCGCCCGACTGACCATAATTCTAGCCAGTCGAGGCCTCCGCGTTTCCCGAGTCCGAACCTTCTTCAGTGCTATCAGATGGTAAAGTTTTAGGAAGTGCTGACTTTACAGCATCAAAGAGCTTCATAGCAACCTCTCTGACATTTCCGAGGTGAACGAGCCGTCCGGCATCGCGAAGACTCAACTCACTATCTGGACCGCCAACACAAGCCCAAAATAATGCCTGCAGGTCAGACGCCTTGATTGCATCGCACTCTATAAGCCGCTCAAATACTGATAGTCCAGCATTTCTAATGCTTTCATTATCCTGAGCAGTTTGCATACCTTCACGGATAGCCCCAAAAATCGGTTTCAGGAATTGTAAAACACCCTGACCAGTAGTATCTTCAAAGTCCTTCATAGCTGTCAGATCGAGCCGAAGATTGTAAATCTTACCGTCGATCTCGATATCCGTAGGGTCGATAACATTTCGTTTCTTGCTCATAAATATCTCCGAGTTAAAATTGCAAAAGGCCGCCCAATTAAGAGCGGCCTGACATTATAATCTTCCGCGCGGAAGACTCATCGATTAGCTTCCACCGACTGGCGTGAATACCGGCAGTCCCGAAATTCGCAGAGTTGCCTGAAAATTCAGAACACCATCTACCGGCGCATCACCATAGGTGAATGCACTGATAGATGCATCGAATTCCCATTCGCTGCCAGGTCCATTGTTTGGACCATCAGGAAACGTGATTTTCATCGCCCGGTTTTCGCGAGCGTTGAAATGCTCGAGCATCGCTACTTGGCCCGCATCGGCAGGTTTCATATAGCCCTCGATGGCACATTCACCAGGTTCGAGGAGCGTAGGAATGTATTCCTTGAACCCTCCCGGCGAATCATGTGCAGTCACGTCCTGCTGATCGGCTGTCATAGCTACACCACCGACTTTGGTAAGTCCGCCAACTTCGATATCCCCCTCGACATACTCTAAACTGGTCCCAAAAGCTGCTTTTGCCACAATATCACCTCGATTCTATTGGCTAATATCTGCAACGATTTCCATGTCAAGCGCGACATGGAAAAGTTTTGCGTCTGGTTCATAAAGATCGGTTTCATTTTTAATAAAAATGCGGGCTGGGATGCTTCCCATAAGCCCGCTGTAACCTGAACATACCGCCTTTATCGATTCGGCAAGTTCCTTCACCTCTTTATATGTCTTAGCGAAGCAAGAAACCTGCAGCAAGGCGGTTTCCATGCCGGTGTCGCCGTCATGCGATACCGTCGGAGATCCGCGTATTCTCTGCAGTCGCCAGGACGGAAAGCTGACATTATCTGGAAATTTGACATAGTAACCAGGCACAGTGATGTTTTCTGAGAGAAATTCGAAATACGATTGCTCGATAGTCATAGCTTACTCAACTTCGATTTAATAACTTTTGCGAAAATTTCAGGAACCTCTTTTTTAGTGAGTTCGAACCCACGGCGTAAGAATGGTTGTGCAGGCATACCAGGTGAAACTACCTTTTTGACAGGATGATCTGCACCTTTCCAAAACAAAGCTTTTTTATTTTTAGGCGTAATTACTATAGGTTGGTTTTTTGGACCTTCGAGGCCAGTGCCATATTCAACATAAGGCGCGTACTCGACATTGGTCCCGATAAGCACAGTATCCTGACTGCCATCGTGTGATATGCCATCCTCAGATTTAGCGGGACTTCTAACATTGCTCTTATTGGTTTTTGTAGCGTATGTTATGCTGCCCTTGAGCCGTCCGGATTTGACCGGGCATAGCTCTATGATCTGCCCCTCGACATAAATACCAACTGCCTCCAGTGCTGTTTCTATAGCATCCTGAACTGCTTTACGAACCTGCTTGTGCTGAGCCATCGTTACTAACCCATAGCATATCTATCTGGAGTATTTCACCAAGCTCCATAACATCATTGACAGCTTTGACCTCGAACCGACGATCCTCGAAAGCCACTCTATCGCCTGGTTGAACATCTAAAGGCGCATCGATATAAAGCCGATAGTCGGCATCATACCCGTGGATAGAAGCGACATAGCGTTTACTACCGGTAAGCTGCCTTAGAACGCCATCAAATGATATATGCGGAGTAGACGGCCACACATCCACGGTTTCGTTGAAGTCGTTTTGCTCAGTAGTCTTCCGGTACGATGCAAAGCCGCTTTTAATAAGTTCTGGAAAATCACTTGCAATGCTCATACGAAAACTACTTTCCGGTACGGCTTGAGTAAATCAATGATTGCCTTTGGAAAATCCGTAGAATAAGACCAAGAAGCATCGGCAAGACGTTTTGCTTGTAAGCCTTGCTTATTGGATAAAAATTCCGCCGCTTTTTCGATGAACAGCTTCACTCCTGCGGGAGCATTCTCGGCAGTCCATCCCTGACGACAATGGTTATTAGCAAAATCGAGCAGCGCGGCATCGATCTCTTCAGGAGTCATAGCCATTCTATTTACCTCCGCCTACTTTTCTGAGCCGCTGAAACCGCGTTCCATGGCGAACACGGCTGCCGGTACGACTGCGTGCATGTCTCATCTGATTGATAACTGGCTGTTTTGGAGTCGGATCGACGAAACTGACAAAATGCTCACTTGCCTCGATGATTGCTGATGCTGCACGCTCAGCACATTTACCATCACGATAGGTATAGGCGTATTTAGCGGCTGCGCGTCGCGCTTTCCGTTGTTCCGGTTTATCCTCTAATGCGGCCTCGATTGCCGCTATCAGGTCAGAAGGCTTGTTGCACTGCACCCCGACATCCGCGTGTTTCCAGAATCTAAGTCCAAAATCGATATTCCGGCGGTATTTCGGAGTATTCAACACGACCACGGGTCTATCGAGAGTAGCGAATTCATACATCGCGCTTGTTGCATCTGCGACAAGCACATGTGCACGTTCGAACACCTCTTCGAGATCCCGAACAACCTCGATACCTAGCTTTTCATAGATTGGAGCTATCTCATCTATGATGTTCGGATGGCCGTGACCAATGACCTTGAACCGGCTGGCAACCTTCGAAATAACATTCTTGTAATAGTCGAACGCGGTCCCCGCTTCAGGGGCTACCTGACAACGCCAATGCCACGTAAGCGCAATGACTGGATCTTCGCCTTTTTTGAGCTTCTTTTTCGGCTGATTATGCCATTTATCGAGCTTCGGGCAGCCTACAACCACAACAGGAATATGAGGATTAGCGGTCCGCTCGACCTCGGCGATGCTCTCATTCGTAGAAAGCATCAAAACAACGTGTTTACGGTTTTTCGTAGTGCCCGGATAGTTCGGAAGACTCTTGTTCGCATCGAAGTTGAACCCAACACCATGCATAATGATGACCGATTTTCT